GGCGTGCCGGCGGCCATCGCGCTCTGCGGCAACGGCGAAGGTTCGCCGCCGGTCGGCATGGTTCAGGTCGGCGGGGTCCGCACGATCATCGAAGACGATGAGCGTCGGAACCAGAAGTTCATGAAGTCACAGATCCTTGTCGGTGTCGACAGCCTGTGCCCGTGGACCGCTGGTGCCGTGACCTGCGGTGTCGCATCTTCCTGATTCGAGTCTTCTCTTTCACTCGCCCCCCCTCCCAGGGTTCGCCTTGGGAGGGGGGCTGAGGTTTTTAGCCATGACGATAAACGGTCAGCCAAACGCGACGGTCCATTTGTCCGTGAAAGACTGGGCCGGGATCGTCGGCGTTGCATTCACCATTCTCGCCGCCATCATGGGCGTCTATGTGCATCACGATCGGCAACTCACCGAGGTGATCACACGCCAAGAAATGGTTCTCGATCGAGTCAATCGGATCGAGGACAACCTGGACAACCGATGAGCAAACTCCTCAAAGACAACAAGCGTGCCTTGGTCATGTTCGGCCTGAGCGCAGTGATGATCGCGGTATCCCTTGGTGTTTCTGGGTGCCAGCTTGATCAGCTGATTCAGGTCGACGTGCCGAAGGACGTTCAGCAAGCAACCTCTTCAGACGAGCAGGTTCCCCTGGCAGACTCCGAGCTGCTGTGGAACGAGTGGGCCAGCTACGTCGAGACCAACACCGAAGCTCTACGGCTCCGGATTGGAAACGCAAACAGCCAGTACTCGACGGTCTCAAGCCTGACCTCAATGGGCCTCGAGTCTGCGGGGACCGCAGCCAGCACGCTGCCTGGCGGGGCATTCATCGTGGCGGGCCTGACTGGCCTGGGCGGCCTGTTCCTGAAGCGACCAGGCACGGACAAGATGATCCAGAAGGAAAAGGAAAGCAGCTTCAACAAGGGCTTCAAAGTCGGAAAGGATGTTGGCGATGAGTAAAGTCAAGACGGACAGCATCGAAGCATTTACTACCAGCGGCACCCTTTCTGTACTAAGTCCGGTCGCTGTGCCTGGCAATAATCCTGTGTTAATCGGCGGCTCATTTTCTGTCAACGCTGGAGCTACCATCGATGGCGGAGCGTCAGTAGATACTGGCAGTTTGAGGGTTCGTACAGGCGCTTTCAATATCGGTACGCCAGGCTCAGAGACAGCCACGATCTCGAACGCGGGTGCTGCGTCATTCGCTTCCTTGCTGGTGAACGGCCAGGCTGTGACTGGCACCGCCGCCGGTGGGCGAATCCACGCATTCGGCACCGCGACTAAGGGGACGACTGGGAACGGTAATGGAACTGTGACTGGCTATAACGTCACAGCCTGCACCCACACAGCAACCACGATCACCGTGACGTACCCGGCGATGAGCGAAACAAACAAGTTTGCTATCGGCTTGCCTGCTTCTGCAAGCCAGGTGATCGAACAAGTCAACACCTCCGGGACCTCCGTACAGTTCACCGTCAATGCTGACGAGGTGACCACCATCTTCTTTGTGGTGCTGGGCGGCTGATGTCTTTGACAACTCTTGAGGCGGTCAACCAAGTTCTCCGGCGGGTCGGAAAGCAAGTGGTTGCATCCCTGGACACAGGCGGAGGAAGCCTCGCGGCGTATGCCGAACGCGAACTCGACGACGCATCCAAAGCGATTCAAAGCGAAGGCTGGTCTTGGAACACCAGGAACAGCATCGAGAAGACGGCTGACAGCAGCAACGAGTACGTCCTCAGTACTTTCGAGGCTGGGTCGCTGCCGATCCTCAGCGTGTCGACGCCTAATTCTGACGAACCCAACGTGGCGATCGAAGGGCCGAAGCTGCTGAACCGCACGAACAACACCACTGTGTTCGACGAGAACACCACGCTCACGCTCGACTACGTGTTCCAGCAGCCAATGGTCAACATCCCAGGGCCATTCTCAACCTGGATTGTCTCGCATGCCGCGTTGAAATTGTCTCGCCAGTTCTACAGCAATCCAGATGTTGAGCAGCTCATTGCTGCCGAGATCCTCGACGCCCGACGCATCGCTCTTCGTGATGAGATTCGAGTCGCCGAGGTCAATGTCCTTGAAACCACAGAACTCAGACAGGTCCGAGGTCGGCCTCGCATGAGAGACAGGAGCATCAATGGCTAGTGGAATGACCTTCGTCGACGCGATCAACGAGTTGGTCGAAACCATTGGGGAGTTCCCGATGGCAGGGACCACCAAGCCTAGCGCTCAGTCAACGCCTGACACCACCTCGATCTACTTTCAAGCCGAGCGGTTCATGGACCGAGAAAGCCAAAGATTCCAGAGCCAAGGCTGGCCCGAAAATACCAGCTTGGCCAAGAAGTTCACTTCGTCTGGATCGAAGGTTGACCTGCCCAACACGGTATTGCGTGTTCGGGCTGCTGGCCCGGACCATTATCGCAACCTGGTCATCAGAGATGACGCGGGGACGCAGCGGCTCTACGACTCTGACCGAGAAACCTTCCAGTTTTACGAAATTAATTCGAACGGGCACACGTCTGAGGCAACGATCTTTCTTGACGTGGTGGACGAGCTCGACTTTGAGGACCTTCCGCCCCTGCTCCAAGACGTCATCGTGGCTGGTGCCAAGATGAAGTTTCAAAGGCGAATGCAAGGTAACTCCACCATCGACCAGCAGTTGGTCCAGGAGTACACGCTCGCGGAACAGTACCTGGACAGGAACAAGCCGTCGTTCCCGCAGACTTTCAACTACAGGCCCATTGTTGGCGGGTCTTCACGAAGCGAGCCTGAAGGTTGAACAAGCCATTTGTTGAGCGGGTGACCAGCATCACCCAGGGAATTAGCAAGCAAGCTCCTGCAATTCGTTTTCCAGGTCAGGTCGATGATGCAACCAATGTGGCATTCAACGTCGTCGATGGGGCTCGAAAAAGGAATGGCAGTGCCTTCATTGGTTACCTAGGGGGCGCGGCTGGAGCGAACAATTACAAGCTCCACAAGATCGAGCGAGACGACGATGAGGAGTACGTCATCGTTTACGGCAAAGGCTTCTTCAAGATCTTTGACTTGGGCCGTCTCGAGCTGGCATCTCTGGAGATCACCCCTCGAGCAAACAGCTACATCACCAGCCTATCCCCAACAGCAGATGACTTCAGACTGTCAACCATCGCCGACACAACTTTTGTGGTGAACAAGAAGGTCCAAGCAAAGACTGATCTCGATGGATTGAACCTTGACAAGAACACAATGCCGATGGTTTTGACGAGGACGTCATACTCAACGCAAAACGGAGCGACGTTCAAGATGGACGTCGGATCTTGGAAGTCCAGGAACTTCAACTACCAGATCCTTGAGGCGGAGGGGACGCCTACGAGCGGAACATTCAAGCTGGAATACCTAGGTGAATCTACGGTCGAGTTGCCCTACAACGCGACTGCGGAGCAGATTCAGAAGGCTCTTGAAGGCAATGGCTTCGACGAAAACGACTTCCTCGTCGAAGAGCAAGTCACGACCACCAGGAATGTAGAAGGTGTCGAGACCACTAGGACGGAGTTCACAGGGAACTATATTGACACCGATTTGCCCCCTCGCAAGGGCACCATTGATGGCCGGGTAGTTGAAGGACTGCCGGCGTTCAACTTTGGCAAGGTCATCGTGACTGGCGGCCCTATCGATCAAAAGCGTGTACAGATCAGGATCTCTCCTGACATCGAAGTAGACACTGCGATCGACGTCAGCGGCAACCAAACCGGGAGTGCAATCAATATCAAGATTGGAGATCCTGACGATGATCCGACGCCAGCATTTGCTCAAGACGATTCGATCAACCAGACCGGCGGCAAGATCACGGACATTTCATTCATCAGGAACAGGCTTGCGATCTCATCTGACGAGTTCATCTCGTTTTCCAGGACAGACGACGTCTTTGCCTTTTACCGAGAAGAGCCCCCCTCTTTGATTGCTAGTGATGCATTTGATGTTCAGCTGGCAGCAGATGACGTCTGCATCATCGATCGGATGACACAGTTCCGTGGGGCAGTCATCATCCTTACCAAGGCTGGCCAGCAGTTCGAGCTCACAGGACTCGAGGCTCTTAGCGCCACGAACGTCGCCTTGACAGCGACGACCAAGTACAACACCCAAGACATCAGGCCAGCAAAGATCGGCGAGCGGCTATACATCGCTGCTGACGGGGGAGACTCTTCGCGGGTGATGGAGTACTTCTTCAACAATGACGCCGTGTCCAACACAGCCATCGATGTCACTAAACACGTCGACGATTTGATTCCGGCAAAGGTCGTTAGCATGACGGCGAACCCGAACCGGGAAACCTTGTACGTCTTGACTGAGCTGGAGAATGACCTCGAAACTCGAGAGATTGTTTCAGTGTGCTCAAATGACACTCCGCTTGACTGGGACAACTGTGCTACTTGGGGAAACACCGCTATACCCCAGCCTTTCGACATTGCAATCATTCCTTCAGGATGTGTTGTTGAACGGCAAGATGATGAATACAACACTGCGTCGTGCGGCGGTGGGTTTTCTGGACAACCAACCTTCCAAACGGCAGTCGCTCGCAGAGGGCCGTGCTGTCACGTTTTGCCATCAGCCAGCAGGGTGCCTTGCGCATGCGACGGGACAACCCCAGCAGCAAACTGCAATTGTTTTGCGGACGACTGTGCGCAATGCAAGTGCCATTACAAATCGCATCGTTTATTCGGCTGCCATCCGATCTTGACATTCATCAGGCGGATCGGTGAAGTCATCCGCCGTAAGGCTCCCGACGTTGGGTGTACTCAAGGGGCGTGCTGTGATGGGTGCATCTGCAGCCAAAGATGCGAAGCAGAATGCCGTGAGATAGGGGGAACTTTCAATGCAGGACAAGCATGCAGTCCTGGTCTGTGTTGCGAAGCTGAAATATCATGCAACTGTTGCTGTTTCAAGACCGGCGACACTGACGAAACTCTGACTCAGTCTGAATGCATCAATGCCGGCGGCACATGCAAAAGCAGCTGTGAAAGCTGTGAGCCGAGCGGTGACGGAGGTGATGGAGAGGACGACGGAACTGACGATGGCGGTGATGATGATGGCGACGGCGAAGATGATGGAGGAAGCGACAAGGAAAACGACGGCGGCAATCAGCCTGGCGATGGATACGGCGATCCCACCAATGAAGGCATTGAGGGGCAGATCTACGTCTATCAGACCTATGTCGAAGGCCAGGAGAGGAAGCAGTCCGCATGGGCCCGCTGGCTTCTTGGCAAGGACAGAGTCATGGATGCCGTCACTATCGATGACGAGCTGATCATCATGAGGAAGCAGACCCTCACAACGGGGGCCAACATCCTGGTGCTTGAGTCCATCGATCTTTCCGAAGACAGAACGCCTCCGAAAGTCACAGTGGGCGCGGCCATATCGAACTGGCCAATGACCGTCCATCTTGACCACATGGCCGCAATCAAGGGCGGACGCTTCACCCCAAACGACGGGTTCACCCGGTGGGACTTGAGCGAGTCAGCGGCCTTCCCCACTGGTTACACCGACTACGAGATCGACACTGCTGTGGCGGCAGATGGAACCGTCTACCCCTTGCAGTCAATCAACGACGGCCAGTCGATCAGGACAACGGCCAACGTGGATCTGACGAACGCAGTCCTCCTGAT